CTCTACTCAAGGACCAAAAGCGACTGGTGAACGTTACCTTCCTTCTTCAGCTATTAAGTCTCTTAGCAGCAGTGAGTATGCCGCTACAACCAGAGCTAAACGACAAGGCACGAAGGCAGGTAAGCAGTTTGTGGCTCAACCTAAAGGCATTGCAAAGAAGACGAAACCCTTTAGAGCCGCTAAAGGCGGGGTTGTAAAGAAAGGTAAAAAATAATATGACCTCATTTAAAAAACCAACGCATTTAGAAAACAGTAACTTTAACTTTGTTGTTCCTAATAGTAGTCCAAAGAAAAAAGATCTGGGTAAGAAAAAAAGAAGTTTATCTACAGATCCTTTAGCTATTCCTAAAAAGCTAGGTACTGTGGAAGGACCAACAACTATTGGCAAGCCTCTACCCCCTGAACTAAGAAAAAAGTTAAAAGCCTTTAAAAGAAGAAGAGAGACTTAAAGTGAATATAAGTTTAGGTTTATTAGATTATCTTCCATTACCACAAATGCCTTTTGATAAAGTACCTACTGAAAAGCAAAGAATAGTAGAAGAAACACATAAGTCTGTAGATAGAAAAGCAGATGCATTTAAGCATGAAAGTATTTATGCTTATCATCCACACAACATGAACAAAGTGCCGCAGGGACAGATAGTAGACTTTGTGGTAGCATAAGGGGAATAGTAATGGCTAAGAAAAAATGTCCTAAGTGTAAAGGCAAAGGTTGCTCTCATTGTGGGGGTACAGGTTACCACACGGGTATGGCATATGGTGGCATGGTTAAAAAGGGTTATGCACATGGTGGCTTAGCTTGTGGTGCATCTAATCCCCCTAAACAAAGTAGAACCCCTAAATCTAAGAATATGAAGTAAAGTCTATGGTAAGTATGAACTATAATACTGCAACAGAAAGTATTGCAGTTACAGCCACTTCAGGTGGAGCAAGTAGTAATGTTCTATACACTTGCCCTAATAACTTTGATGCTGTAGTTACTTTTCTTCACGTAAGTAACGGCGGTTCATCTACAGATAATATTTCTATACAGTGGTATCACAAAGAAGATGATGCGTACTACACCATAGTAAATAACAAATCTGTTTCTGGTAATGATGTTTACAATATAATTACATCTGATAGGTTGTTTCTACATGCAGGTGACAAGATAACCTGTTTTAATGGTGGTGGTACTATAGGTGTTACAATATCTGTAGAAGAACATTATAATCCTAATAGGCGTTAATTGCATAACGGGGTTGCAATCTTATCTGTATTATGTTATAACTAAATATGATATAACTATCTCCATAGCACACAAACAAAATGGAGGTAGTGCAATGAAATGGCTAAACAACATGTGGGAAGGCTACAAACTAAGTCAACAAAGACGTGTAGCATACTGGCAACTTCAGAACCTGTCAGACAAAGATCTAAAAGATATGGGTATCCACAGATCAGAAATCTACAGAGTAGCATACGGAAAGTAAAAAATGACTAAAAGACAACTTACAGAAAAACAACAGGCTTTCATGTCAGTACTCTTTGAAGAGGCTGGTGGTGATGTAGTTGTCGCTAAACGTTTAGCTGGGTACAGTGACAACTCACCAACAACGACAATAGTGGAGGCTTTAAAAGATGAAATATTTGAGGCAACTAAGTCGTACATGTCAAGGATTGGTCCTAAGGCTGCAATTGCATATGCCAGTGCTTTGGACGATCCTACCCAGCTAGGTATTAAAGAAAAGATGATGGCTGCAGGTCAGATACTTGATCGTGCAGGTGTAGTTAAAACGGAGAGGGTGGCAGTAGAGTCAACGGGTGGGTTGTTCATACTTCCCCCTAAGAACGTTGATGATACTGAAGATTCGTAAAGAAAGACCTCTTCAGAACGAATACTGGATGCTGCCTAGAGTACCGTTTAAGGTAAAGCTATGGTTACGCATCCCAAGAATAAGTAGATACGTTCCGTTTGGTTACGAGATAGACCCTGAAGATGATGAGTGGTTAAACCCCATACCAAAGGAGTTAGAGCTTTTAGAGTTAGCTAAGAAACATCTGAAGCAGTATAGCTTACGCCAAGTCTCAGCTTGGCTAACTACACAGTCAGGTAGAGAGATAACTCACGATGGCCTAAGAAAACGTATAGATGTCGAAAGAAAAAGAAAGCACCTTACTTCAATTAAACGTGAGTACGCCAGAAGGCTCCAGAAGACGCTACAACAGATCGAAGCGCTCGAAAAAAACTACACAGGAACCTACACCTACGACGACGAAGACGACGAAAGCTGTACAGCCAGCCATAGTCAAGCCTCCTGAGTATGACGTTGAAGAATCACAGAATATTGTATTTAGGCCTAACCCTGGTCCTCAAACACAATATCTAGCTTCAAGTGAACGTGAGGTTCTATATGGTGGAGCAGCAGGTGGTGGTAAGTCATACGCAACACTAGCTGATCCTTTACGTAACATGAACCATCCAGACTTTAGTGGTCTGCTTGTTCGACACACAACAGAAGAACTTAGGGAACTCATACAGAAAAGCCAAGAGTTGTACCCTAAAGCTATACCGGGAATAAAGTGGTCTGAGCGTAAGTCGCAATGGACTACACCAAGAGGCGGCACACTCTGGATGTCGTACTTGGACAGAGACACAGACGTTATGCGCTACCAAGGTCAGGCGTTTAACTACGTAGCATTTGACGAACTCACTCAGTGGTCTTCCAGTTTTGCGTGGGACTATATGAGATCACGTCTACGTAGTGCAAACAAAGACTTAGGTTTGTACATGAGAGCTACTACAAACCCAGGTGGGATAGGACATGCTTGGGTTAAGAAGATGTTCATTGACCCATCGCCACCTAATACGGCTTTCTGGGCAACGGACATAGAGTCTGGTGAGGTATTACGCTTCCCCTCAGGTCATAGTAAAGCTGGTCAACCCCTGTTCAAGCGAAGGTTTATACCTGCCAGCCTCTTCGATAATCCGTACTTAGCTGAAAGTGGTGACTACGAAGCTATGCTTTTGTCACTACCAGAGCATCAACGTAAGCAACTACTAGAAGGTAATTGGGATGTAAACGAGGGAGCAGCGTTCCCTGAGTTTAACAGACAGATACACGTAGTAGAACCTTACCAGATACCTAAGAGTTGGACTAAGTTCAGAGCTTGCGACTACGGCTACGGTAGCTTTACAGGTGTTGTTTGGTTTGCAGTTACACCAACAGAGCAGCTTGTAGTTTATAGAGAGTTGTATTGCTCTAAGGTTACAGCTACTGACTTAGCTGACTTGGTGCTTGACGCTGAAGCGGATGATGGTAGCATAAGGTACGGCGTGTTGGATAGCTCCCTGTGGCACAAGAGAGGTGACACTGGCCCTTCCTTGGCAGAGCAAATGAACGCAAAGGGATGTAGGTGGAGGCCTTCAGATCGTTCAAGAGGCTCAAGGGTTGCAGGTAAAAATGAGCTTCACCGCCGATTGCAAGTTGATGAGTACACTGAGGAGCCAAGGCTAGTGTTCTTTTCGACTTGCACACACTGTGTAGCCCAGATACCTGGTATACCTTTGGATAAAAGAAATCCAGAAGATGTAGATACCAATGCTGAAGATCACTTGTACGATGCTATCAGATACGGTATAATGACAAGACCAAGAAGTTCTTTATGGGATTTTAATCCTAACTCACGCAATGCAGGTTTTCAAGCTGCAGACTCAACATTTGGATATTAGTTAAATGGCAGAAGACGATATTGTAAACGGACAAGGTGAACTGTTTGAAACAGATGATGTAGCTGTTATTCAAGACGGTGATGACTTGGATGTGCCTAGCGTAGTGTCTTACGTGGAGTCACGCTTTAGTCGTGCAGAAGATGCAAGGTACGTAGATGAAAACAGATGGCTTCGTGCTTACCGTAACTACAGAGGTATATATGGAACTGATGTACAGTTTACTGAGACTGAGAAATCTAGGGTTTTTGTCAAGGTTACTAAGACTAAGACGTTGGCGGCTTACGGTCAAATCGTAGATGTACTCTTTGGTAGCTCACGGTTCCCACTTACAGTAAACCCTACGACTTTACCTGAGGGTGTAGCTGAGTCTATGCACATCAGTATAAACCCACAGACTGAACAAGCTATGGACCCTTTACGTGGGGCTTTTGAAGAAGAACCTAAAGTAAAGTTTTTGTTTGACCCTGATGAGAAGCTAAAACCAGGCGAGACAATGTATGACCGCATGAAACGTATGGGTCCACTGCAGAAGAAACTTGAGGCTGTAGGTGATAAAGTTATTGAAGGTCCAGGTACTACACAAGATACAGTTACTTTCCATCCTGCTATGGTTGCAGCTAAGAAGATGGAAAAGAAGATACATGACCAGTTAGAAGAAAGCGG